GCGGGTTATATGTGGTTCAAATCAGCAGCCCTTGTGCCGAAATGGAAAGAGTTAGGGCACCAAAGTAGATTCTATGAGCAGGCGGCACTAGAAGACCTTGCGAATTCGCTCCCCAAGGAAGCACTTTATGAATTCCCGCCGCAGGTAAATTTTGGATGGTGGCGTATGCAGCAGTCTACCGTCCCCCAAAAGGATATCCAAGCACGTTTCAGCATTTTCCGCAACGACCAAAGCGTTGGTATTCGCTACGATGGCAAACCTCTACAGTCCATTCATACGCACTGGTATTCAACCACCGCATTTGAATGTGTTTCCTTCCGTATGTGGTTTGACGAATTTACGAAGAAATTTAAGACTCATAAGCCGATTCAACAGTACCGTAAACTTATTGGATTGGAATAATCCGAATGGGGAACGGCTCAGGTGAATCTGCCAGCCACTTATACATAAATCCTTGACGGCGGTCATAGACTGCCGATTTTGCAGCAAATACTGCCTGGTTTACTGGATCACGTGGCTTTCGCGTAGAGCCATCACTACACGGTGATATGAATTCTATTGGAGCGTATCCGCAAAGCCACGATTTCAGTATCCGCGCACGCGTAAATAGGTCGTGCTCGCTGTAGTCCAAGAAGTAATTAATTTCGTCTAAATATCCAAGCTCTTCTACCATCTTTCGCCGAAGGATAATAGGACCACGATTACACGTTTCGCCAACATACAAAACTCCACGGTTAAGATACGCATTAAGAGGTGCCTCTACCGCTGCCCCCATTTTGCCAACGCCTTCACTATAGGTCAATCCGTGACAAGACCGACCACTTACTGCAATGAGTGGCTCATTCAACTTCAAAAACGGGCGTAGAAGCGTCATATTGAACCCATGTTCCACCATCAGCATATCCGCCTGAATCTCTAAAATATACTCACCACGGCTACAGAGAAAGCCTAGATTATCGGCAGCGGTCTCAAAGAGCGGTGCCAACGACCTCATCATTACCACATTTGTTAGAAGAGCAGGCAATCCTCCATCCATAAAAATGCCGAGAACCTTATCTTCACTTGAATCGGAGCATGAATCAAGAATAAGAATCATTTCATAAGGAGTCTCTGTTATAGTATCCAACACTGAGCGTAGATTTCGTTCAATAATTGCTTCTTGATTGTAAATGGGAATGACAACCGAAATCAAAGGTACTACATCTTTATAAACTCTATGAAAAAGTACTTCAATGGACGGACCATCCTTAGGTTTGTTAATGAACACCTCTGCCAAATAACGCTCATTTGCTATTTTTGTATAGTCCATTAGATGAACTTTACAGAAATATGTTTAGACCGTCCACTTTAGTGGTGGAGCGGAAACAATTTAGGAATACCGACATTAAAGAACGGTCGGCACTGTTCAATACGCGTCCAGGTGAGCCGAAAGAGACCCTCGGCGGAGCAATACGACTGCCACCATTCACGACCCGCAACCGACATCTTAAGCCACGTGTCTGCTGATGTATCTTTTACAATACGCTTAACTTCCTCGGGTGTAGACGCTTTGAAGTAGTGAATTCCTTCCTTGGGTGCTACAAGATATCCCTTCATATCCACACCATTTGTTACGATTGGTACAACACCGCAGGCGAAGTACTCAATTTCACGGTTACATTTGGGACCGAATCCTGGCAAGCAGAGACCAAACCGCGCGTGGCAGAGTTTATCCAGATACTCCGATTGCGTGTAAGGATAAGGGGCACCAGTGGAATCAATCGGCATAGAGAAAAGCTCTACGCATTTGCTCCAATCGTGCGTTGTGCGGTTTTTCTGCTGTACACCGTTCTCAATCTTGCCGAGAAACAGGGAGGAAATGGTACGCTTGCCGTAACTGAGAAGATTCTTCTTCGTAGCAACAATATCTTCAATAGCACGCGGTGAGCGCGGCCAGAATCCCCATAGAGACTGACGGAGGCGGTGTGGATCAGGACCAGGCGGTGCACAATTGCCGAACATCGCCATTTGGTAAGACGGAGGCACGGACCACCAGCGGGGTGTAGGACGGTCATATAGTAGAACTTCGCCTATTGCACCCCACCAACAATATCCGCTATCTTCGGTCTTTTCTACAGTAACGTATTCACGTTCAGCCCAGATATCCACCATTTCACGGAAGGTATCACCGCTATGGGACCATATTCCCTGTAGTGCGCCGCCGGTAGGTACAAGAATGCGCGGGATTTTTACAGTAGATGAAGACGTCTTATCTCTTACAACTTTGAGCATATCTTTGAAACCAAACTTACGAACAGCGGCTCCCACTTCAAGCAACGCATTCTGACGACAAACTTCAATAGGCTCACGCTGGATAAGACCGGCAACATAGTTGAGTTCTGCAGCACCCGCCAGGTGGATGCGGTCGCCACGAGGTGTATCTACAGGATTGAACTCCATTACGTAGGCACCGGCAGGAGCGAGCCACATATAATCTAGACCAGATGAGGCAGCACTACCAAATATCCACGAAGCGTGAGCGAACGCCTTACGCCGCACCGCTGCACTATCGGTCACAGAGACATAGCGAACAATCCAGCCCTTTGCGAAAATGTATTCAGCGACAGAATCTGCCCACTCACGTGTACAGACCGCATCCACATCGTCGTCAACACATATAACGGCAACTGGCATATCAGGCACTTCTTCAATCGGCTCAATAAGTTCACGAAGTAGCATAATATCTTCCGCCGACACTAGTGAATGCTCGGTAGACGGCGGCAATGCCCATACATCGTCTGAATAATAATTCATATCATCCATCATTGGGACAAGTGTAATATTTCCCTTTTCGCTCGCCGACCATACGCAGTCGCGTAGAAATGGAGTAATATCGGCAAGCTGGGGTACTAGAAATTCGGGCACCGTTAGATTACACGACTTGAGTAAGCGGCGAATTGTGAGAACCTTGGGCAGATAGTATAGAATCCACTGGCTGAGAGTCGTCTTACACGCATCCGCAATCGGAATAGAAATAATAGATGGTACGTGAATGGATGGCATCATATTACTGACACGAGCCGTTTCCCACGCACCGACCCACTCTTTATGCGGACCTACAAAAATATCGGAAAACGAACTGATGAGACCCTGGCGATTGATAAAGATGCCGTTCTGAAAATGATAGAGCGGTAGTGCTTCAGGAGCAGGAGTGTAAATGTTCTGTTCGCCGGCTTGGAAATTGTAAAGATCTAAATCGTCGCCTTCAGTAGCGTGGCGTAGCATTGTACAAATCCTTTTTGGTGTACTATCATTTACAGATAAGATGGGGCGAGGAAACGATTTGCGGAATGCGGTGCGGTTCCACATAGAGTCTAGTGCGGTTGGCAGTTTTCCTCTAAACGTCAAGTCTTTACAAACACGCATAGATTGAATTGGCGTAGGGTCTACATAGAGGAATGCTGGTCGGTAAAGTACATCCTTAGGCTCATAGTTACGAATATTTGAATTGTGAAGATGCATGGTTTTGATAGAATAGGCAGGGTTCACAACAAGAAACTTGTGGCGAAGCATTGTAACGGTGATTACATTATCGCAGCCGGACTGACCAAAGGGAAATCCCATCTCGTCTTCAGTCGGCGTGAAATCCATACAGTCTCGTGCAAGGATCCAGGTATCTTGGGAGTCGGCACGTGGACCAAAAATGTGGGACGCCCCTTCATTACTCCCCTTATCTTCCCACCGTAGCAGTGCTAGAAACAGACGGTTCTCTGCCAACGAAATCTTCCATAGATACGATAGCGTTTCGTTGAACCAGATATCGGAATTAGAGAAGATAACAAATGCTCCAGCCGGAACACGCTCCTTGATTGCCATAAAGACATCGTAGTACCGAAGACGCTTACCAATAACCACTTGTTGAATTTTATCGCCGGCAGGCAGGTCCGTAAACTCCACTTCATTGAGAAGTAAAATATGGTCAATCCACGGACACTCTACATTCTTCTCGAGGCATAGACGAATCTCGCGAGCACGGCGGGATGTAGAATGCCGAAAATACTGTTGAATAAGCCATGTCTGCGGGATAACCGAGTCATCGGCATCCGCGGCAACCACGGCAAGCCGTGCCCCTTCAAGCGACTTTAGCCACGCATCGTAGACAATGCGTGTACCTAGATCTAGTCCTTCGCGGTCCGCGGCGGAAGACCAGGTCACAACGTTCATACGTAGCAGATGTGCCAGACAAAGAATCACCTTTTCCACGGAGTCTCCAACTCTTACGGGCTCCCCCAAAAACGGGTAATTATCGTGGAGCTCCTCCACGGGCAGCGTGTGCTCCCAGCGTAGACCACGCTTCTCAAGCCCCTCTAAAACTGCCGACGGTGCCACAACCAAACATTCCGATTTGTCAGAAAGCACCCCTGAAGGGGTAAGATCAGGACTCAGTACAGCCATCCAGGCGTCAAGATCCGCATCGGCAGCAAGCACAACCGCCACAAGTGCCGAGGCACCTACAACCTCTACAGCAGCCGGTTCAGTAACAACGCAGTGCCATCGTCCCCAACGGGCACCCTTGCGAAATGAGGCACGAGCCCATAGCAGAGTTTTACGGTCTGAGGTAATATGCGACTCAGAGCGTAAGATACGTATCGGTTTTCCAGTAATTGGATGGCGCGCTTCCATTTTGCCAGTTACTTTTTCTAAGTCATTTAGGCTTTAACCCGCCTCCTAAATATGTATGAGGGATATTAGTCCCGTTTTTGCGACTACATCCATAATAGAATAAGCAATGGTTGTATATTTCTGTTCAACTATTTCATTCTCTTTGGCAAAGTAAACTACAGGATATAATGACCATACTACAAGTGTTAGATACACAGCCGTTTTATTCTTGGTTTGTTGGAGTAGGATAGCAACAATAGGTAAGAAGGCAAGAATACCAAGGGCAAAGTATCCCTTGGACTCTAGCGGATTCTTGGTTTTTGTACCAAGATAGCCGGCAAGGATCATTAAGATATCACATGCTACCATTGGTAAAATAACCGTAATAGGCACATCGTTCGCATAGAGAAGAGCCGACAACATCAGGGGTGTGGTAAGGAGCCAGTCACTATGACGCCAGTAGTCTGCGTCTTCAGGATTTTCCATAATTTGTGAATACGCAAAGCACGCAATACTAGGAATAATAGATAAGGCGGGTGAAGCCGAAAATGCTGTAATCACAGATGTAATAAAGAATACTGTAAAAGCAGTAGAGACGGCAATATTATGTAGCGACCCGCCTTGTTTCACCTTTTGACTGATGAAAAATCCTGGGATGATAATGCGAGGTGCGATTGCTGATATAGTAGAAGCAGCTGCCCCCATTTACTATTCTGTCAGAAATTTATGGGTAAGCGGCAAATCCATTTACAACGGACGCATTTGCGGGCTCGCCTACAACATATGACTTAAAAACAGCGGGCACATCAGGTGTTCCAGGTGCATATCCTCCATCGGGCATTGCTATTTGAACTGTGCTTTGGATGTATGAGTAAGGACCGAAGCTTTGAATAACAGCACCGCTAATATTTATATCCACATTAACAAAGGAGGAGAAACCTGGTATAAAAGTACTAAACAAATACATATTCCATTGAATTTCAAGTAATGTTCCTGTAGAGTATATATTGGCAGTTGTTGGGTCAATCGCCAGGTTGGAATCAATAGACGAAACTATTAGGTTGGAAGTATTTTGGTACGGCCATACATTCATCAAACTCGCATAGACACTATTATTGTAAACGCTGTAGATATACTCCATCTTATATGCACTGTTGGCAAGCATTGGAAATCTAGTGTAAGTAGGAGTATTGATAGTATTCCAATTGTTGAAATCTATTCGAAGTTTATTATTATTTTGTGTATAGGCTTCTGTATTTGTACTAATATCAAGCATAATTACACCCTGCTGTAGTGCTATATTGCTAAGAGTTGTAGGATTAAATGATACAGTATAGGTACTGTTGGCTAAATTCGCAATATTGTTGACTTGAACTATAAAATTACGATAGTTGGTAAAATCAAGCGAACCAATAAAATTACTCGAATTGAGTTGAATGAGTTGTACACTATTGATGGATGAGACAATAGCAGTCGCATCGGCAGCGGTAGTTGATATTAAACTAGAGAGCATAAATATTTCATCGGTTATCGTAGATATAAATGTAGAAATAGTAGTATTAAACGTGGATGTAAGTTGTACTTCTAGTCCAGTAATTGATGATTCAGAATATGCAACATATGCCGCATTTGTACTTGCTAAGAATAAATTTGTAGATAATTGTAATGATGCGAATGACGCTTCCGCTGCCGTATTTGTACTATTGATAAGTTCTACTGTATATGCTTCTAATTGAATGAATGTTGAATAAATGCCTTCTAAAATACTACTTGTTGTAATAACGCTTACTTGCTGATTAAGACTGAATAGATCCGCGGTGTTTATAGCAGTAAGTGAAGTTAGTGTGGATACTTCGTTGGTTAATGATGAAATTGTACTATAATTAAAGTATTGATAACTACTTACTTCACCTGAGAGTGATATAAAACCACTGCTGAGATAGGCAAGTTCTCCAGACAAAGTATCAATGGTTAGTAATAGACTGTCTGATGTGCTTAGCAGAGCATATGTGTTATCTACAACAGCCGTACTTACGTCATTTATATAGTTATTTGTAGTATCAATTTCACCGGAAATACCGGTTGATGTACTGAGTAGCGCATAATTTATGGATGTGCTAAATGTGTTAAAATTGGTATTTGTTGCAAACGTAGATGCAAAAGACGATAATTGTTGAGCAGTCCATTGTGATGTAGAATAGAGTCCAGTATTTATAAGAGCAGTCAAGAGTGTAGAGGTTATTGCATCTTGAATTCCAATACCAGTACTCATAGATGATAACGCAGAATCAAACGATGAATTTTGAGTACTTATTAGTTGATAAAAAGATGAAAATCCTACTAAAGCACTTACTGTACTATTTGTTGCGTTCAATGTACTTTGATAATACGAATCAAGTTGGATTTGGAATGAATTTGCCGTTGATAAGAAGGCGTAGTTGAGATTTGTAGATTCTGCCAATAAGATATCTTGATAGTAAAATAATGTACTAATGGACGAATAGGTATAATATTTAAAGGTACTAAATTCGCTAACAATTGTACTTGGGGCTAGTGTATTGATTAGTGTACTCAATGTAACATAACTACTAACAATGGCATTTCCCACCGCACTACTCAGTGTAGATAGCGAATCAGGATTCACACTATTGCTCCAGTACGTCTGACCTTGACCATTCGCATAGAGTGTATAGAGTGACGAAATAGGATAGTTTCCACCGGTACGGAAACTTAGTTGCTGAAGCAACAAATTATTTAAGTTCGCTCCCGTAGGATACGCCATTCTAACGTTGTAGGGCATTTTTGCCGGCTGTGTAAAGACGCAGCATCTAAAAACAACTTATAGACTTAGAGTAAGAGTACCATGTCCAATTCAGGAGGACTTCTCCAGTTAGTTGCTACCGGACGGCAGGACATCTATCTTTCCGGTAATCCGCAGACGACTTTTTTCAAACAAGTGTATCGCCGCTATACAAATTTCAGTATTGAGACCCAGCGTATTCCATTTGATAGCGCTGTTGATTTCGGTAAACTTATAACGGTGACTGTACCACGACAGGGCGACCTCTTATCGCAGGTCTATTTACAGATTAATCTACCGCAAATTACACCGGCGGGACCGCAGCCCTATCCGCAGGGCGTAATCACCGAACAACCTACAAACTATGCGCAGATTACGAATTCGGTCAGCTGGGTCAATGGTGTAGGGTATGCGATGATTGATTATATTAGTATTTGGATTGGTCAGCAAGAAGTTGACCGTCATTACGGTGAATGGATGTACCTTTGGACACAGTTGAGTACGCCGGGGTCAAAGAAGGACGGTATTTATTTTATGACGGGAACCCAAGAGGTGTTTAACGACCAGTCGCAGTCAGGACCTCTCAATCTCCTCGTTCCATTAGACTTCTGGTTTTGTAAGAATCCAGGTCTCGCTTTACCGCTTATTGCGCTTCAGGCGACACCGGTACGCTTCTACATCCGTCTCAAAAACGGTAATGATATGGTATTTAGCAATAGCTTAGAGAACGCAATTCTGAACAATAGTCCGAATTGCCCAACGCAGCTTACACAGGCTCCTGTAGTGATTACTGATATGGTGATGTGGGGCGATTATATCTATCTGGATACGGAGGAGCGTCGTCGGTTTGTCAGCTCGCGTCACGAGTATCTGATTGAACAAGTACAGCAGCAGAAGCGTTATAGTATTCCGCTCAATACGACGCGTATTTCAGTTCCCCTTGTGTTCAATAATCCGATTAAGGAAATGATATGGGTAGTGAATGAGGATCGTATGCTTCAGGCACACGAATACTTTAACTACGGCAGCCGTATGTTGAACGAGACCGGCATTCCCAATTTGGATATTATTGCTACGGCACTGCTTCAGTTTGATGGTTACGATCGTTTTGAGGAGCAGTCAGCACCGTATTTCCGTTTGATGCAGCCTTGGCAACGTCATACAGCCAGTCCCAACGATTTTATCTATGTATATTCCTTTAGTTTAGCCCCGGAGGCAGAGCAACCTATGGGTACTTGTAACGGCAGCCGCCTGGATTCTATTGTACTACAACTGACGATGAATCCTCAGGTACAATCGTACCCTGCGGGCGTCACGACGTATGCGACGAATTACAATGTATTGCGCATTGTTGCTGGTTTGGGCGGCGTTCTATTCACTGTATAAATTAAGATAAAAACCATTAGAGATGTCGTCCGATGGTCCGACTCCTGATGGAGTACAAACAGCACCGCCGCCGCCGCCGGTACCTCCAGCACCACCGTTTCCACCTGCGCCGCCTACACCGCCTGATCCTCAAGCCTCCTCACAGTCAGGAGATAGTAGTGCCGGCGATAAAGATAGTAGTGGAGGAAAAATGGGGCATCATATTTCTGATATTGATACGTGGAAGCACGCAGACCGAAATTATTTTGTATTTGTGATTCTTTCCGTATTGCTTGGGTTGCTTGGAGCAGACCATTTTTACCTACGTAGTTTTCACACAGGTATGATGAAGATTGTGTTCAATATCTTTACTCTTGGAATGTGGCATTATTGGGATTTAATACAGATTGTATATGATGGGCGGAAGATACGCGAGGAGGGTCTAACGTCGCCATTTGACTGGATTTGTGGTATTGGTCGTGGTGTATTTACTTCGGCAAAAACCGACGCTGACTCAAAGAAATATGTAGCAGAGAAGTCTTATCTTGTATATGCCGCATTAGCCATATTTTTCGGATTTTTAGGTGCAGATAAGTTTTATATGGGTCAGACGTGGCAAGGTGTTGCAAAGATCCTGAGTGTATTTAATATCTTCCTTTTCTTGTTCGGATTCTTGTGGGTGCTGTGGGATGCTTTCCACGCACTCTTTTTGACAAAGAGTATCTTAGAAAATGGTATTTCTGCTCCCTTGCCGTATAATATGTTTTTCAAAGAGGTGATTGACGGCAAACAGTTTTTAGTAACACACTTAGTTACACCTGAAGATGCGGCGAAAGGTGGATTTAGCGGAATCGATTTGAATCCATTTTCGTTATTCAATAAACTCAAAGCTGAGGTTGAAAAGATAATACCGGCAGTGCCTATACCAACCGTATCATACAAGGGGTTATATAACGACTTGGTGGTTCCGTTTATGACGCCGACAGTTGTAGCGGCGATTAATGCGAGTAAGTCAACGGAACCTATTATGAAGATGCCTGAACTGCCCGATGCGCCAACAATGCCTGGATTGGCGAAGTTTGGGCTTCCTACATCAATTGAAACAGCACTGCCATCATTGCCATCATTGCCATCATTGCCAGCAGCTCCAACTGTAGCAGGCATTGGAATGCCAATATCTCAGGCAACACCGGCAGCAGCCGCCCCCGTTTCCGCAAATCTCCCGTCAGTGCCTGCACCAGCAGTTACAGAAGCAACGGCAGCAGTGACCTCACCAAATGGAGCAAAAGCCGCTTTTGCACCCATGCCGATTCAGAAGCAAAGCGGTGGTGCCCGTAATGAGTTCACAGGGGGACCAGGACCCGCAATTGCGGGTGTTCTCACGGCGGTCGTTATTGCGGGAGGTCTAAAAGGATTTTATGATATCATTAGTAAACAATACGGATGAAGATGCTAGATACCCAAGACGATTTTGAGACGATGTGGCTGGCAGACCCGAGCTCCGCCGCCGTTGATGGTATGAGAAAGTCCGATAAGACATTTCTCATATATTTTACCGCTAACTGGTGCGGATACTGTAAGCGTATTGACCTCAAAGAGGTTGACAGGGTAGCGACAACCAAGGGACTCACCCTCTGGAAGTGCGAGCATACGGTCAATGATTACACCGCCGGTTTCTGTGGCGTCCGAGGTTTCCCTACTTTTATGGCGTTCCGTCCTAAGAAGGTTGTGGACCAGTTACAGAGTAGTAGCACCGAGGACATTTGCCGATGGATTGAATCTTTGTAGTAATTAAGTAAATGAATGTGGGGCGGACTATCATCATTGGGGGTGGTCTGGCTGGTCTATCTATTGCAGAATATCTTGCCAACAAGTTATCCTCCAATGATGTGCTCGTGTTGGAGCAATATAAGGCTTGGGGCGGGCGAGTTGTCACCTATCGCGATCCAAAAAAGGACATTCAGTACGAAATTGGTGCCGGTCGCATCTTTCACGAACATAAGCGAATCGGTGCATTGGTCAAACGATTTGGGCTTCACACATATCCCATCTCTACGGAAAGCACCACACCAAACGGACTTAACAACCCCTTTTTACAACTTTTTGAACCCGTCAGGCACATTTTACAAACCCTACCCGACGACGTACTTGCCAAGCACACTGTAAAAGAGCTCGTCCCTAAAGAGCTCCATTCAACACTCAGCTATTATCCGTATTGGTCCGAGTTCAATCTACTACGTGCAGATGTAGCCCTGCCCCTTTTCGCCCCTAAGAAACCAATGGGAACCGATAAACCAGCAGATTATTACGGTGTCGTAGAAGGGTTGGACGCAATCACAACAAATCTCTCCGCCGCCGCCGTAAAAGCCGGTGCCACCCTTAAAAACCGCCACACAGTGACAAATATTCAGCGGCTAGCACCTGATTTGTTCGAAATCACAGGACTCCGTGGCAAGAAGGCGAACCAGCGTCCTTTCAAATATCAGGCAAACCGAGTAATCATTGCAACGTGCCGCTGCGGATATAGCGACTTCAGTATTCTTAAAGAGATGCCTTTGATGAAACAGTTGGCAACAGGTGCACTAACTCGTATTTATGCGGTCTATCAACCACCGCTAGATATTACGGAAAAGGTTGTGACCGACGGTCCGTTACGTTATATTATTCCTATTAATCCGAAAACGGGTTTAATTATGATTTCGTATACGGACGGTGATGATACGCATTACTGGAACAAGTTAGACGGTGATGCGTTAGAAGACGCTATTCATACAGAATTTACAAAACTCTTCCCCGATAAAACAATGACAAAGCCAACGTATTTGAAGAAGCATGAGTGGCCGAATGGATGTACATATTGGCTTCCTGGCGATTATGACCCTAAAGAGGCATCAAAGATTGCCCATAATCCTGAGCCGAATCTCTATTTAACGGGTGAGTCGGTTAGCTTAAATCAGACGTGGATGGAGGGAGCGTTAGAATCGGCGGATTATCTCAAGACCTTGTTAAACTAAAAACGACCACCAATATAAGGATGGCGAAATTCAAGCCTGTCAAAGGTATTTGGGTTTATCTAATTGGGCTCGTGGCAACGCTCGCAATTATAGCATTATTTGTACATTGGAGCGGATACAATGCCCCCAGAATTCACGATGTTTGGGTGATTAATCTTGATAAGGATGCGGAACGCTGGCAAAATATCCAGTCTAAGACGAATCATCTCCAAAATAAGGTTCATCGGTGGTCGGCGACCTACGGTAAGGATTTGACGCGGGACCAGGCTCAAAAATATGGAGCAGGATATGTTATCACACTAAGTCGTGATTTTGAGAAGGATAAACAGACCGATAGAATTACATCGGCAAATGCGGGTGCGGTCGGTTGCTGGATTTCTCATAAGAGACTTCTTGCCTATTTAGCAGAGCAACCGAGTCAGGATAGTGCGGGACATCTCATATGTGAAGACGATGCGGAGTTTCCCGCCGATTTTTTGACGGGCGGAGACGCGTGGTCAAAGGTTTCAGCAAATATTCCTGCCGATTGGGATATAGTCTTTTTAGGTATTAAGAAGCCGATTGTAGGCACGGATATAGCACCAGGCATTAAAAAGATGAAAACGACATTTAATAAGGGCAATTGGGGAGCACACGCGTACCTTGTACGACACGGAGCACTCAAGACGAAGATTTTACCGAGCATCAAACACATGACAAATGAGATTGATATTCACTATGATATGATGGCAGACCATTGGAATATTTATGTATGCGACCCTCCAACTGTGAGATATAACAATGATCTTGCCGCAAAGTCAAATATTAATGTATAGCCAATACACTTGATTTAGAGCCTACTGTTTCATCACAGTTGATAATGCTCGGACGAATACAATAGGCGTTTATATCATCAAATAGTGTGCTGTACTGTTCATCAATAGAATCTGTCATAAATCGCAATCCAGGTAGAAGTTTGGTTTTAATAGAGCCATGCTTCACTAAATACGCATAGGTGCCGTGTTGGCTCTTGCCGCTGCTTGATAGTTTCACAATATTATCGGCAATCGGGGACCCTTTCGCATCTTCAGCCATTCCAAGATAGACAATATCCCAATCACCAGGAATATATTTCGATATTTTTGACCATACATCATTGCCCGATAGGAAATCGTCAGGCAAAACAACATCATCTTCTAAAACAAGATGTCCGTAGTCATTTTGATGGTCCTGCTTTGATAAATGTGTTAATAGACGCTTGTGAGACAGCCAGCAACCTACGACACCCTTATTGATAAATTCGTCCATTCCTTTTCCTGATATACGTGTAAAATAGAAGCCTACTCCCTCTTTGTGAATGCTATCACGTTCGGTAATCGTCTTGCCGTCCATTCCAGGAAAACGATGGACAATGCCTCCAAATCGGGCGGTGATGTCCCGCATATGATTCCATCGTTCCGTATCACGGTCTAGATTGATTACCCAAATATCATCAATGCGGGCGGCACTATACGGCGTAAGCATACGATATAAGACGATACCAACAAATCCGAGAATAACAACAAATAATATGAAATTATAAAGCTTCTGGGGCTTCATCCTAACCTATACAATTAAAAAAACTATAAACACAGGCTATTCGGTCATAGAAGTGGCAAGCCGGTCCGCTTCCGCATTTCCCCGTGACGCAAAGTCTGCCGCCCCCGTATGAGCCGGTACATGTACCATAGAGGTCACTAACCGAATACTTTTCCACATCAACCACATTGGTTGAATAATATCCTGGTGTAGTACGGGCTTTCCGTCTGCCTTTCGCCACCCTTTCCGCTCCCATCCTTCGCACCACTTCAAGAGCACATCGATGCTGTACTTTGAATCGGTGTAAATGGTCGCCCCTGTGTGCCGTCCATCCGCAATGTACTTAATACTGTACTCCAAAGCCCTCAGCTCAGCACGCTGATTAGTTTGCGGCTCGTGTCCCGGAATAGGAGCAGCATATTGGTGAACGGTAGTATTTCCGTTACAAATATGAACACCGAATCCCGCTTTAGCTCCTACACGACCATTATTTCGTGCTGAGCCGTCACAGAATAGTGAGAGTCCTAACGGACCAAGGGATCCCATTTATCATTCGAACAGAAAAAGAAAATACTCATCATTTTTTAGAGTATGTCGGTGACTTCAGATTTAGCACGGTATCTTTTTCACATTCTTGCCGTTGGACCATTATTTCTCTATGTAGGACTACAGCGTGAAAATGTGCCAGAGCACGTATTTACAGCAGTTGGCATTTTAGGTCTTGTTGTTCTATTCTACCATTCGTATAAGGCGTACCTCAAGCTGAAAGATGGTAAAAGTGCCTGGGTCAATTGGATTCATATTCTGCTCATTGCACCTCTCTTGCTTATTGTAGGATACTTGAAAAAAGACGCAAATCGTCGTTACTTTGAGATGATGTTAATGTTAGGATTTGCTGCGATTGGATATCACGGTCTTTACCTAATGCGTGAAATGATATTTAATTGAGCGGGAGATGCTAGCGGTCTGAAGCACGTAATTGTATGATATAGATATGCCGACGATGAAGAATAATTATGATGGCAGCGGGTACACTCGGCACCGCGAATATAAGGAGGAATCCACTCTTTTGCGTGAGTTCGTACGTAATGAATCAACATATTTGCCTTCGTCTTTGTAGTCTGATTACAGCCGGCGTGAGGGCATTTAAAGGAAATAGCGACCGCAGGATTTTCCGTAATACCACCTAGAACTTCCTTCTCTTTTTCGGTTAGATTTATATTATCGGCGTGTCTAGTCGCAAGGTGATTCAAATAAGCACCACGCTGTTTGAACTGTGGAGTATTTGTACAACGATTACATTGAAACGGTAGTTTATCATTATGACTCATAATATGATAATGCATAGTATTCTGGTTCATAGTAATCTTACCGCATCCATTATGCGGGCACACATAATTCCCATCATTATTCTTTACATATTTTACTACAGAGGGAGTAGGAGGAACACATTCAACTGAATTATTTAAGGACATTGTGTGATAATTATATAATCATCACACACGGTTTCAATTTTTTTGCCACAAATGACTACGCCACCACCACGTATCGCAATAATTACGATGGTAATCGGTGCGGATTACGAAAAAGCTATGGAGCCAGGTCTCAAGACAAAACGCGATTATGCACAGAAACACGGATACGATTTTCACGTAGGCGGCAAGGAGGTATGGGACCGCAGCCGACCTATTCCGTGGTCAAAACTCCGTTTTATCCTAAACTACATTGACCAGTACGATTATCTGTTCTGGTCGGATGCCGATGTCATTATTACAAACCCTGACCTTCCATTGACGACCCACGTCCTTCCACTTCTACCTTCCAATAAGGACCTACTATGGACACGAGATGTTGTTGGCAATCTCAATTCAGGCAATATGCTTCTGCGGGGCAAGTCCGCTTGGCTCAAGGACTTCATTCATCGCACCTACCAACAGACGCAGTTTATTCACCATATTTGGTGGGAAAATAAGGCGATGATAGACGTAGCCGAGAAGAATCCGCAGGACGCCGCCAAGATTGAGACCATCACCAATCACACGCTGTTCAATGCCTACTTATTTGGTCCGAAAAATCTCGCAACGGATCCAACAGTCCGACTCTTCCAACCTGGCGATTTTCTAATACATTTTGCGGGCGTAGCGGACCAATGGAATATTTACCGAATGATGCGCTATATGCTTCATTGTTTGAATACCAGGACTTCCCATAATACGAAACTCCTAGATAACTGGTATGTGACACCGATAAAATCAAAGCGTGATGCGGATTTAACAACGCAAAATATAATGCCCAATTAAGGAATGTTAAAAGATGTTTGGTTCTATATTATAGCATTATTGGTTATACTTCTCTTATTTGGAGACGCACGGTCAAAACATATGTTAACGATTTCTCCCGAAAAGGCGGCGGCGATTGAGTACGAAAACTGGCCGATGTGGGACAAAATAGAACCACCTGGCACTCGTATTCGCGTACTTTGGATTCTACACGATTATGTGCCGTTTGTCAATGCGGGGTCTGAGATTTGTGCACATACGATGAATAAGCATCTCTTAAGAAAACCGTACCTGTATGATATTTGGGTCGGCACACCTGGGTACCCGAATAAGACCTATGAGGGTGTCCGTTGTTTTGACTTATATAACACCGATATCTTGTTTGAAGTTCTAAAAGATACACACGTATTGATGAGTCATTCCTATTTTTACCGTAAACAGTCTTTGTGGATAGCCCATAAGTTTGGAATACCATTCTTAGAGTGGGTACATACGGATAACTATGTAAGAGCTGTAGGACCGTATTGGTTTGATGATAGGCTAAAGGGTCGCCAGTGGGCAATTTTCAACTCGCATAGTTTGAAGGCGTCCCGAAAGGATTTACCAGGCGACTTTTTACGTATTGTACGACCACCGGTAGACTATCGTAAATATGGTATCTATCATAGCCATCTTGACGAGCCGAAAAAGGAAGCGAAGTATGTAACACTGAGTAATGTGAATGAGAATAAGGGCGGACTTCTTCTTATTCAGTTGGCAAAGTCAATGCCTGAGCAGGAGTTTCTAGGTATTATTGGCGGATATCGTAAGCAGATTACCGATAAAACGCTCCCGAATCTCAAGTATATTGAGCATACAACGCAGATTAAGGATGTGTATGCTCAGACGTGGGTGATGATTATGCCATCCAAGGAGGAAACGTGGGGGCGTACAGCGGTAGAGGCAATGTCTTCCGGTATCCCAATTGTTGTCTCACCAACTCCTGGCTTGACAGAGTGCTGTGGCGATGCTGCGTTGTATTGCGACCGTGACAACCTTGCCGACTGGGTGAAGACACTGCGTAAGCTCAAGCAGGACCGTGAATTCTATAATCAGCGGTCCTCTATTTCTCTACAGCACGCACGTTCATTGGATCCTACGGATGAATTGGCGGAGCTAGAAACGTGGATTGAGAAGACGGTCCTCAAGGCAAATACTCATAAAGATAAAACTTGTTCCATACTTGAGAAAAATCTTCTATTTAGATAGAAACCGATATGGCGAATCGCACGCGTAAGAATAAGCACAACAACAACACGCAGGCGGGCGGTGCGGTGCCTCGCGTTGGCACCCGTGCACAGGTCTGGCACGGCACGGCACACCACACGTCCGGCGGTCTGACCCGTAACGATCTCAAGCAGAATAAGCACGGTCGCATTGTAAGCCGCAAGGCGTCGGCGGCGGGCAAGAAGGCGCTCAAGCACCTTGTCAAGGCGGGCTTCAAGGCGAAGAAGGGCACGTTCAAGCTGTTCCATTGAATCGCCGAACCGCTAGACCATTAAACTACAGCGTTCCATAGCGTGTGTTCCTAGCCGCAGGAGACGCATTCCTTTACGAAAACGGTTTGTATCCGTTTCTGTATCGGAATCGGCAATTTTATGCCAGAATAGCGACCATCGCGATTCACCAATATCACTCACGACCAACCCTAGCCCTTGTTCCGCAGTCGCCTTGACAATAAGTGACCAATCGCCGACCATTGTGAAGCCTTCGTGCCCGCTACGCGAAGGCAGCCGATGTATCATATCGTACATTGTGTGTGCCGGCACACCAACGGGAAAGAAGATAGCGTCCGGAATCGTAGGGATTTCAATATGTTCACCGAGCCAGACCCGCGTCAAAAGCGTCCGCCCCTCACCAAGCACTCCATCCATAAATGTTAGAAATCCAGGTGGTGCTTTGGGCGCACCGACACCGAAAACAATTAGAGCGGAGCCGGTAATACCGAGACCCTGACTCATACCTTTAATGATAGTTGCGAGGCAAGACCATTCCTTTCCCACCGCACTAGGGCGAACTACAAATGTCCAGTCGTGTTCAAGCTCTAAAGTATCCACACCGGAGCCGCAGACAAGAATACGGCAGGCGTATGGCGAGCCGGATATGAACTCCCAGGGAATCCAACTATTCTGTTCGTTACAAAAGCAATAAAGAGCACGTCCAACAAGTGAGCATCCTAATCCTTCAAGCTCCATTCCTATATCCTACAAAAACAATGCCTCTTTATAAGAAGCGATGAACGCAGTTGAAGCAATTGTAGGTGCTGCATTAGCAGTGGGAGTGTTGGACGCCGGCTGGCTCACCTTGCGATACAACTACCACAACGACCTGTTCTATAAGATTCAGAAATCTCAATTGAATCCCCGCCTTGTCCCCGCATTCCTTATATACCTTCTTATCCCTGTAGCAGTGTTCTTATACGCCATCAAGGATGCCCAAAACACGAAGGATGCGGCATTCAAGGGTGCCCTTATTGGTTTCATTCTTTATGCGTTTTATGACTTGACAAATTTTGCCACACTCACAAACTATACTTTGGAAATGACGCTGACGGATATTGCGTGGGGCACATTTGTGTGTACCGCGGGTGCCGCCGTGGGTTACCGCTTTTACACACGGTAGACAGTCTAAAGCCGCCTAGCAAAGTGAATATTGTGGGGCGAATCCACAGAACCCCTAAAGGGTAAAGACACCTATAGTATAGTGGTAGTATATGGCTCTTCCAAAGCCATGGCGCGGGTCCGATTCCCGCTGGGTGTATATCTTATTTCATTTCAGTATCTGAAATGAAATAAATCAGTTCCCGAATAGGGAGACATGAGGGCATATGTAATATTTTTCTTCACAATGAAAATTGTTTTGCTTGTTCAATTTGTATTAATTATATTCAAGAAACAAACAAAAAATTCAAAGATTTACATTTTAACCGAGATTATCTTCAAGACCACCCTTTTCTTATTCATAGAGTGGTTCACATTTAATAATAACTTCGGCATTGATTTTGATGATAAGTTGATTATATCATTCGGTGGCGGTTTACTCTTATATGATGCGTGGTTTAACGATGCCCCGCGTTTAATTGAAGAAATTAACAATGATAAAAATTTAATATTACCAGATTGGATAAAGA